CATGGGTCAAGGTTTTCAGCCACGCTTTCCAAGGTCCTGGTGGAAAGTGGTACATTGAGAACTCGCTCTCGACTATCGGTCTGACCGACTACGTCGGCGAGCAAAACTCGAAGCTGTGGAATAGCGGCATCGAAGAAAACAAGAAGATCGCTCAGAAGCAAAAGCGTAAGCTCCAATACATCGCGAACGTTCTGATCATCACTGATCCGAAGCATCCTGAGAACGAAGGACAAGTTAAGCTGTTCAAGTTCGGTAAGAAGATCTTCGACAAGATCATGGATAAGGCACAGCCTACTTTCGCTGACGAAACGCCAGTGAACGTGTTCGACTACTGGGAAGGCGCTGACTTCAAACTCCGTATGAAGAAGGTTGAAGGCTTCCCGAACTACGACAGCTCGGTGTTTGCTGAACCGTCTGAACTCGGCGATGACGAGGAAATTCTGAAGATCGTTAACTCACTCCATAAGCTGGAAGAGTTCGTTGATCCTACGAAGTTCAAGAGCTACGATGAACTGAAGGCCAAGTACCTGTCGGTTATGAACGAATCGGCTCCGGCTGGTCCGTCGGCCGCTGATAAGGAAGACCTTCCATCGGTTGCTGCTCCGGCGCCTGCTCGCGAACGTGCTGCACCAGCGGCTAAGGCAAAGCCTGCTCCAGTCGAAGCTCCTCTGGGCGACGATGACGACGATAGCCTGGCCTTCTTCAAGAGCCTGGCTGAAGACGAGTAATTGTCACCGGCTTGAGCTAAAAACAAAAGGGACCCTCGGGTCCCTTTTCTTATGGAAGATATCGTTCTTCGATATATCGCTTAACGCTACTGTCCTGGTTTCGAACAGGTCCCATCGGCTTTTCCTTGGCGCCTCCGGATACGTTATTGTTAGTGGTCGATGGAGCCACTACTGTCACTGGTGCGCTGGCCTTTTCGCGCTTCGCGTCAGCGTTCGCCGCCGACTGTGTTGCAATCTTCTCACCAGATGCAGCCGGTACTCGCTTGATTGCAGCAGCCTCAAGCTTACCCTTCTTCTCCAATGGAACAGCACTAAGCCCTTGAGGCTTCTTGCCAGCAGCCATGTCTTGAAGCTGGTCGATGGTATAACCGTCAATCAGACCGTTCTCATCTTGAGGTCCGTTATCAAGCAGTTCCTTGGCAACGCCAGGAGCCAAATGACGGAGAGCCTTTTGCTGATTGATTTTGGTTGCCTGTGTAACCGACGTGGCCTCACCACGTAGCTTCATCGCGTACGCATTGTCCTTAAATTCAGGAGCGTTTGGGTTCGCTTCGATCTTTTCCTTCTGTGCCTTACCCAAACCGAGCAACGCGGCCGCAGCGGTCAACGGTACCAAAACGGCGCCAAGGGTGGTTAGAATTGGCGCCAAACCACCTAGGTGTGTTATCAGCGTCTTTCCGATAGTCAGAAGACTGGTAGCAAACTGACCGAGGAACTTGAGAGGAGCCAGAAGAGCTGACATGAAACCGATGGCTTCGGGGATGCCGTCACTGTAGCCAGGAACCTTTTCAGGCTTCTTGGCACCGAGGGCTTCCGCAATCTTCTCAAGCAAACCTGCCTGCTTCTCTTGAATTTCCATGTCTTGCTTGTGCTGCTGAGCAGCCTCAAGCTTATCTTCTTCGGACATATCGGATGGCTTCTCAGCCGGAATGCCCTTGTATCCCTTAAGACGATCGTCATCACGATAATCCTTATGGATTGCCTGGCCAACCTTGAAGCGTTCCGATGGCAATACACGGTCCTTCGGAGCCTTGGACTTATCAGCGGGACGTTCCAAATAACGACCAGTATTTGTAGGATCGTACTTTGCGAACTGATCCATCAGATCATGTAGTTTGTCGAGGAACTTACCAGCCTCAGGACTGTTGATATCGGCGTCGGCCCAACCAGCCTTGCGGCGACGTTCAACTTCCTTGTTGGTGATGGAGATTTCACGTGCCAGCTTTTGCTGCATCGCAAAGTCCTTGGCAATCTGCTTCTCAGCCCCACGCTTCGAACCATAGGTTTCGATAAGCGTCTTGCCTTGTAGCATCATGCGGTCGCGTTGGTATTGCTTCAGAGCATCATCGTAATCACGCCCATTCGCACGCGCTGAACCCTGTTGTGGAACACCAAAGAGAGTGTCAGCGATGCCACGCTTACTGAATTTCTGGAATAGTTGCTGGCGAGCTAGCAACGCTTCTTCGCGACCCGTTTGATATTTGGTCTTGTAGTTCGGCTTCTGAAGAATATCGCGTAGGATGTCGTCGCGGTCCTCTGCCGCGAGCTTACCCTTACCTCGATGTATGTCTTCCTTGTTTTTGATACCAAGAAGACCTCGTGTCACTTCCTTCAGAGTCTTGGACAGGCTATCCTTAATTTCCTGCAGGTAATCTCGTGAGCTCTCGAGCACATCTTCCATCTTCTTGGCTTCGATGCGTTCACGGTCGCGATTCTCACGCGCTGCTTGCCACGGTGGACGGCGAGTATTGCGTGGGCTATAGAAAGCACCATACATACCTGCGCCCCAGCTGTTGTCGTAGATGCCCATATCGCGAGCCATAGTAATAGGTTCGCTTCGGGTAGCACGACGCTGATTAAGGATTTGTTCCATAGTTATTCTTATAGTTTAGAAGCCTGGAGTTTCTGACGCTCTTCTTCAAGGTGGGCCAACAACATGTCTACATAAATTTCGCGCTCGAACGGAAGCATGTCCTCTAGTTCAAACAGATGCCAATCGTGATGCTGGATCATCGAAAAGTTAGTCTTGTAGAAGTTGAACAGATTATCATGCGCGAGCGCTATCAGAAAAAATTCTCGAATCCTTCTACGGACTTGATATGTTCGTGGCCGCAGGTTGGGCACTTGAATTCAATCGTGTGCTTGAACTGTGGCATCGTAACGAAAAAGTTCTCGATCTTCTTGAACTCTTTCTTGTCAAGATTGTCGATGAATTCAACCAAGTCTTCTTGCTTCTGTTCAACTGCCTTATGAACTTCGTGCTTATCGTAAATGCTGTCGATGCAGTCGTAGATAATTCCGAAAATGATGTCGGGGTTGCCTTCAAGGCCTTGCAGCGATTCTAGCATATTGACATCTGGATAACGCATAATCACACCAACGTCGCCATACAACGGGATGGTACGACTATGGCCTTCAGGCTTGGTTACTTCGATCTTGGACAGGTCCATGTCCACCACGATCTTGTCGTGCTTCGGGTCCGCGTCACATTCAAAGGAAAGGCGAACGGTTTCACCAACAGACTTGGAACGCAGGGTGGCCATAATGTATTCCAAGTCAAAGATGGCCAGCGTTTCTGGGTTCAGCTTATCTTCGGTACACGCGCTGATGATCGCCTTTAGAGTGTTAACCATGACGTTCACGTCGCTGGACTGCTCTGCAATCATCAGTAGTTTTTCTTCCTTAACGGTGTACGGACGATACTTGACCTTCGCGCCGGTTGAGGGCACTGTCAGTTCGTACATCGTAGGGGTCTTCTTAGGTAGCATCGGGTTTAGTTCCTGTCATCTTTTCAATCATCTTGTTCAGTTCAGAAGTCGAACCAACAAAGATAGCGTTATTGTTAACGGTCTTAGGACCTTCGGTCGATTCAGGTCGCGCATTCTTAATGTTACGACGCTTTTCGTGTACCGACAAACGGTCCTCGTTAATCTTAGATAGCTGTCCTAGAAGGGTGGAGAAAACTTCAATGGCGCGCGGTTGATCAGATTGCTGTACGATGTCCAGCGCGCAATCAAGAGCGATTTTACCTTTCATCACCAGGGCAGCCTGGTCAGCGCGAATCTGACGATAGTCTTCCTCCATCTCAGCATCATCTGCGTTGATGGGTTCCATGGGAACTACGGCACCAGCGTTATCAATAGGAACGATAGGTGTTAGTTCAGGTTCGGGCTTCGTTGGTTCAACGTCGAAGATTTCACTGAGATTCTTGTCTAGGCTTGTCATTATTCCATTCCTGGTAGAGGCTTGCGCGGCATTGGTTCGTCATCGTCCAATGGCATTTGAATCGTACGACGGA